GGTTAAAGTGGAAAAATACTACATTGTCAATCTTCTCATGGCAAGATCCCTCTTATGAAAGTAAAAGGTTTATTGAAATTATGGGTAAACAGATTGTTACGGGAGTAGGTTCCATACCTGGACCAACCGATGGTGAATTCTTCAGAGATGTTGTTTCAGTATATTCTATGAACAAAATCGAAGTAAACCAATATGGAATTATTTCCTACAAATATGATTATGACTTCGACGTTCCTTCCTATGTAGGTATTAGATGTTATTTCTCATCTGATAGAAATAGGTTTTTGGATGATAAGAATATTGATACAGAACATGACTCAATGATTGTCAAGTTTAGTATTGATGCTCCTGTTAAGGTTGAAGATTATATTATTTCTCCTATCCATGGAAAATTCAAAGTTGACATGGTAGTAAAGGATGAAAATAATATGTTATTAGCTTATGCTCAAAGAAGTGAGGTGCAATAATGTTAGAACAGTTTATCAAATCTGTTGTTGCCAACTTCGTAAAAATTGAGCCAATGAATGCTTATGTACAAAAGGTTCCTAAAGACGTGAAGTATCCATGTTATTTAGTGAATAAGTGTGATATTAACACAACTCCTATCAACACTTTCTTCTTCATTAATAATGTAACTCTTTATGTACGAATCTTTGGAAAAGATGAAGTTGAATTGAAAAACAAAGCATTCAATTTAACAAGTAACATTTTTGAAAACGGTAGGAAAATTCCTATTCTCAATGTTGACGGAACTGAATCTTCTAGATTCATCCGTATTGAAAGAATTGAGTCTATTGATATTCCTGTGGACCAAAATGAGATCTACTGTGTTGAAATCAACTTTGATTTTGAGACAACCCATAACTTAAATGTTCAAGAGTTTGAGCTAATTGGAAAGTTCTTCCAAGGCCAAGCTTAGTTATTAATAGGAGGAGATAATGAATGGCAGTTTCGGTTATTACAGGTGGAGTTTTTAATAAATCCGCTGGCGATCGTCCTGGTCTTTATGTGCGTTTCGTATCTGCTGCCCTTGCTGCGATCACTTCTGGCGCTCGCTCTAAGGTAGCTACAATTAAAACTAATTTCACTGGTACAGCTGTAACTAATAAAGTATACCGTGTGACAAGCATGGACCAAGCTACAGCACTATTCGGTTCAGCAAATGTTGAAGATATCAGATTAATGCTAATTGGCGGTGCATCTGAAGTAGTTGTTTCAACTATTACTAAAGCAGCTCCTGTATCTGCAACAGTTTGGGATGACGCTTTGAAAAAATTGGAAACTTATGAATTCCATGTATATGTGAATGAATTTGCTTCTGATGCGACTCTTGATACCGCTGCTTACGCATGGTTGAAAGCTTGCAAAACCAACGGTATGAACTTCATTGGTGTATTTGCAGATGAAGCTACTGAGGGAACAGTTGCAAGTATTAAAACTGCCGCCGCGGCTAAAGCTGATGAATATATCGTATTTGTCGGTGGTGGTGTCACAAACCCTGACGGTTCCAATGTTACTGCAGATAAATACGCTGCTTACATTGCAGGTCTAATTGCTGGCACAGGTCTTGATGGTTCTCTGACATACAAGGATGTTCCATTCGCTGAAGTTATGACTCGCTACCGTTCTGTAGATGTTAAAGATCTATTGACCTCTGGTGTGCTTGTAACTGTTATGGATGGTGGCGTTCCTCGTATCGAGCAAGGCTTGACATTGGGTACAGCTCCTTTCAACAAGATCCGTACTGTTCGTGCTAAACAAGCACTAATTGACGATATTAATACTGCTGTTAAAGAGAATTATATCGGTAAAGTTACGAACAACATTAATGGTCAAGTTGCAGTGTTGAATGCAATTAAAGCATACTTGGAAACACTTGCTAATGGAAATGTAATTGATAACACCTTTACAGCTGAATTGAGTAAAACCAATCCATCTGTAGGTGATTCTCTATATGTTGATATTGCAGTGAGATTCCTTGATTCCATCGAATATGTTTACTTAACAGTAACTGTTTAATCTTATAAGGAGGTAATACGATAATGGCAATCTCACCTCAAACGGTTTTCCGCGGTACTGATGCGGAAATTCACATGGACGGCGTATGGCTTACTAACGTAACTTCGGTAGAAGCTAACGTTGAGATCAACCAAGCTGATCTGAATTTGCTTGGTCAATGGTGGGCTGTTTCTCGTAATATGGGTCTAAAGGGTACAGGTTCGCTTAAAGGCGTATTTGTTAACACTTCCCTAATCGAGAAAATCGGTTCCATTCAAAACGGTGTCGAGTTCCGTACACAACTCGTAATTACTAACACAAATCCTGATGTTGGTAAGACTTATCGTGTAACACTGAAGAATGTAGTTTTCACTAACATTCCTCTAGGTGGATTCACAGCAGGTGAAATCGCTAATCAAGAGTTCTCGTTTACTTTCGCGGGTTACGATATTAACGATGTAGTAGCTTAGTAGTGAAATGGGGAGGGAATTCAGTTCCTTCCCCTATTTTTTTATGAAATTAGCAAGAATATAAAATTTGAATTTTATATCTAAAAAAAGAGAGCCAAAGCCATACCAGAAGGCTACTCAAAGGGAGAATAATTATGACAACAGCTAATAATGACTTTTTAACCGCACTTTTGGCCCCAACTAACGATGTTACAAAGAAAGTTCCTATGAAACGCTTTGGAATTGATTTTACACTCAAGGCTCTTACCCCCGCTGAAGCTACAGTAATTACTCAACGGTCTACTCGACTAACCAAATCCGGTAAAGTGTTTAATGAAGAAATGTTTAACTACCTGTCCATCGCTGCTGCTTGTGTAGAGCCAAAATGGAATGATGAAAACTTGCTTATGGCCCTTGGTGCTGCCGATGAAGTTGACGCTATTAAAAAACGTCTACTGTTCGGTGAAGTAACGTATCTGCTTTCCGAAATCGCTGAGTTAAACGGTTTTGACAAATCTGATGAAGAAATGATCGAAGACGTAAAAAACTAATTGAGCAGGACTTTGAGGCGAGTATGTTACATTATCTTTTACAAAAACACGGTCATATGCCTGATGAAATCTTCGCAAAACCGCGTGGAGTAAAGAATTTCATATACGCCTCAACTCTACTTCATTTAGAAGCAGAAGAGAAGGCCAATAAATAGAGAGGTAGATGAATATGGAAATTTGGTTGTCAAAGAATCGCGATGATGAGTTCCCACTACCTGTACCTCCACCACAAATTGGGTATAAGAAATCAAATAACTTTGAGGATATTATCCTAGCAAATGGTGATGAGAAAACTGTTCTTAGCGGTCGAAATCTCCGAACCTTCACTTTAACCTCATTCTTTTTACCTACTATGGCATCAGGTCCCATTTATGGAGCTATGGGTCTAATGAGAGCAAGAGATCAAATGAATCTTTTCTACTCATATGATTATGTAAAAAAGATTGAGAAATGGATGAATGAACTAACAGTCCTGCGATTTAAAGTAACAAAAGCTGGCATTAATACCTTAGTTACAGTTCGTGATTTCACCTGGGAAGAAAAAGGTGGATCTGTAGGATATATTGACTATACTTTGGAATTAAAAGAATTTCAACCTATCGAGATTAAGACTATTGAAGAAGTTGTTGCTCCTACAGGTGGAGAATCTCGTCCTGATTCGTCTGATTCATCAGATTCAAGTTCCTCTAAAAAGTATACAGTCGTTTCAGGTGACTCGCTTTGGAAGATTTCTAAACAATTTTATGGTGACGGTTCTAAAGGTAATACTATCTATGAAGCTAATAAAACAATCATAGGAGCTAATCCTAATATGATCAAACCAGGTCAAGAGTTGGTGATTCCATAATGATTAAGATGCTTTTGAATAGTGAAGGTTCTGTAACTAATGATGTTACTGAAATGGTTTTAAGTGTTAATTGGAGCGGTGATATTAACACCTTACCTCGAAAAATTGAAGTTGATCTTCAAAATTCCGTTGATTTGAGTGAAGGTATTAGGACAATTAATTTTGATGTAGGCAATATGGTATTTCTTTATTATAATGATGTTGAGATTTTTAGAGGTTTTGTATTTAAGCGTAATATAGATCAGAATGGTAAAGAATCATTTACTGCTTATGATGAACTTATTTATGCGACTAAAAACGTTGATAATATTATAGTTAAAGATAAAACAGCATCGGATGTTATTATTGAACAATTAAATAAGTTCGGTTTACCAATCGGAAGCATACAACCAACTACTTATAAAATACCTAAAATGGTGTTTCAAAATAAATCACTTGCTCAAATGTGGGAAGAAATGCTAAGCGCTGAAAAAAGCGTTACAGGTAATTCTCATGTTTTATTTGCTGAACGTGGACTTATATATATGTGGACTCGTGAAAAAGCAGCCATTAATACTATTACTATTGACAATGTTATTTCAGGATCAAATGAAGTCTCTATGGAAGACACAAGAACTCAAGTAATGGTTGTTAAAGGCGATTTTGATCCTAAACCAGTTAAAATTAAAAATCCTAAACCTGAAGATTTTGGTGGGGATGAAGGAGATTTCGATCCAGAGGAATATGTATTTTCTGATGGAACGACTTTTGATGAAGTTTATGATGAAGATGGATTTAATGAAGAAAAAAAGAAAAAGGCTAAGCAACCAGTACCTTATACAACTTTCCTTGTAACTGATACCGATGCAGGTTTGTATAAATATGGCTTTATGCAGCATATTGAAGAAGCTTGGGAAGGCGCCACAAAAGAGGAAATGCTAAATATAGGTAATACTGTTTTAGCAAAGTTAAATAAATCTGTTGTAACTGCTAATATTGACTTCATTGGAGATCCTGGATGTACCACTGGTCGCGTTATTCGTATCAATGATCCATTGACGGGAATAGATGGATTTTACTTTATAACCGCCGATTCACACACTATCTCTGGTGGTGTTCATAAAATGAGTCTTCAATTATCGAAGAATCTTGATGATGCACCAATGAAAAAAGCTTCAAAATCATCTGTAAGTAGAAACGTGCTCAACCAAGGAGCATATTAAGGAGGTTGGAATATGGCTGTTGAAGGTAATTCGTTTACAAACTTGTTAAAACTTATGAAAACTCAGGGTTTTAATAAAGATAATCATGTGACTATTGGCAAAGTTACTTCAATTGTTCCTCTGAAAATTTTAATTGACAGTATTGAAATTTCCGAAGGAGACTTTTACATTGCACAAAGATTAACTGAACATACAAGAAAGATGTGGATGGAAGTTTCAGAAATGCAGACTCCTATTCCAACTACTCCTGAACCTACAGAAGCTTTTAGAGTTACTGAAGGTAAGATAATGATTAAGGATCCCTTAAAAGTGGGCGATCTTGTAATTGTTCTTATAGATGAGAATGAGTTTTTTGTTATGGATAGGGTGGTGAGGTAATGCTAAGACCTTTAGTTTACACTAACGAAGAAATTGCTGAGATTCAAAATGAACAGGTTAAAGTAAAATATCCTAATAAGACTTATAGGATTGACCTTGGAACAGGAGAAATCTTTGCTGAGTTTATTGATTTATCTGAAGCTATTCGCCAGACAGTTGTTAAAACTGTTGGAACACAGAGAGATAAGTATATTATTTACTCATCCAATTATGGTAGTGAAATTACAAGTTTGATGGGTAAAGGGTATTCAAATGATCTTTTGGAATTAGAAGTTCCGCGGTTGATCCGCGAGTGCTTAATGATTTACGACTGGTTTAAAGATGTTAATAACTTTACAATAAATAAAATTAATGATCAGTTAAATGTCGCTTTTAATGTTGTAACTAATATAGGTATAGATGACGTGACAGTGGAGGTGTCTGTTTAATGTACGAAGGTCAAACTTATGAAGTTATTTTAAAAAGAATGCTTGACAAACTTCCATCAGACGTGGATAAACGAGAAGGATCTGTTGCTTACGATCTTTTAGCCCCGAAGGCTGCTGAAATGGCCGTCATGTATATCGAGATGGATAATGTTTTGAAGTATGGTTTTGTTGATACTACTTATGGGCCTTTCCTTGATTCAAAGGTTTTGGAAGTAGGTATTGTTCGTGAACCTGCACAAAAAGCAATAGGTTCGGTTAAATTTACAGGACCTAATGGAACTGTAATACTTCAAGGATCGATTGTAACTACTAATAATGGTATAAGATTTATTACTGATAATGTTGCTACAATTTCAGGTGGTACTGTAACTATTCCTGTAACTGCTGAAACAGCGGGTGTTGTAGGAAACGTAGCTGCTAACTCTATTGTAAAAACTTCCATTAGTGGTGTAACTTGTACTAACCTTGCTCCTACATTAAATGGTTCAGATATTGAAACTGATGCGGCTCTACTTGCTCGTTATTTAAAACAAGTAAGAACACCAAGTGTTAGTGGAAATATTTTTGACTACTATGATTGGGCGTTAGAGATTGATGGTATTGGTGACGCAAGAGTAGTTCCAATATGGAATGGACCGGGAACAGTTAAAGTTATTTTGATTGATTCAAATAAACAACCTGTAACTCCTGAAAAAGTAACAGAAGTTTATAATAATATTGAGTTAAAGAGGCCAATTGGCGCGAGTGTAAGTGTAGGTTCAGCATTGAGTAAAGCGATTAATGTGTCGGCAAAACTAACTCTTCAATCAGATCAAACTTTAGCTGCTGTTTTACCACTTGCAACTGAAAGTATAACTAACTATCTAAAGGAGGCTGCTTTTGTCGATTTAGATATTAAATTTGCTAAAATTGGTTCGCTTTTGCTCCAAATTGCAGGTGTGATCGATTATCAAAATTTAACACTCAACGGATCGGCATCCAATGTGCCACTTACAGATAGCGAAGTTGCGGTGATAGGAACGGTGACATTAACATGAAATTAATAGGTAATAATTTAGATAGAGACATTAACCGTGTGTTAATGTCGTATCTACCTCAATATTATCAAGACTCTAAGGTTGCTAATGAGATTATAAGAATTGATTCGGAAGAACTTGAAGAGTATAGTGCTAATCTGTCAAGTGTTTTTGATCAGTTTTTTGTTGATAAATCGAGTTGGTATTTGTCAAAATGGGAAAGTATCTTAGGTATTAAAACACCTCTTGATAAAACTGACGACCAAAGACGATCGATTATTAAATCTAAACTACGTGGCGTAGGTGTTGTTAATAAGGAACTTATTAAAAACGTAGCTGAATCATTTTTAAATGGTGATGTTGAAGTTTCAGAGTATACCAAAAATATACTCCCTCCTTTCACGAATTGGACCTTATTCAACAAGGCAACCATGCTTTCTAATTTTGTGGATAGGGCACAAACGGAAACAACAAACTTTATTGACAGAGCGGATACGGAAACGGCTAATTTTGTTGGAAAAGTTGCGGGTAGTACGGTAGAGAATCCGAATATTGCAAAAGCGAGAACACACGATGTATTAGGGAACCCTTTAGTTGGCGGTAATTTCGCAGAAGCCAGTGACTCCCGTTACCCGTCAATACAAACTTTGAACGGTTCTGTCAATAATACAACCACGGCGCTAACTAACGCTTATATTGCACAACAACTATTTTCCTTCAACGTCATTGAAATCATCGAGCGTAAACACGGTATTTCACTTGGCGTGGATTTAGCGGCAAAGGTCGCACAAGCCAAGAATATTATTAAATCCTTAACGTTTAACTGGCACGGTTTCGGGAGCGGTCCGAGCGGTAATTCAGGGAAAACCGCTTTATGGAAT